GTCATAACAAGATCTAAAACTAATCCATAAGCTATTAATGAGACCACAGTAATAAAGGTCAATAAAATAGGTCCAACCTTATATAAAATTGACTTAACCTTATCACGAGTAACAGCCGAATTCAATGAATGAATAAATGAATTCTTCATTACCTTCTCCGTAGCTTCACGCGCTCCTTCGACAAACACAGTTTCAACCTCATGTGCTCGTTTAGCAACATGACTAGCCATCTCCTTTATGTGTAATGTCGTTCCTACTTTCCATTCTGCCAACTGCTTCTTCAGATTCCTATATGCCTTTTCTGTGCCATCAAACAGTGACATATCCAACCGTTCAGCCTCTGGATCAGGTGTTGATAATAACTTAGCTTCAGCCTCTTCTTCCATAGCTTCTAAATCAACATTCTCAACTGATCCGAATCTAGTGGCCAATGAGTAAGGAACTAATTTCTGCAAATCTTTCCAATGCTTAGCCACACTCTTTTTAAGATGTTTACACTGTTTAATTATATTAGCACAAAATGTCTGTATTAACGGAGAGTCATATAACAATGAAAATGACATAGCCTTCACATACAGATAGTTCTCTCTAATCTTATTCGTGGCAAGTAATTCACTATGACCTGCCACTGAACAAAGACGAGTAATTGCTTGAAGCGCCGGTACCAATAAATATCCTGACCAAGACCTTGGTCGAGAACAATACCCAGAAACTAAACCATTTTCCGCCGCTTCAAATTTAATAGGCACATGGTTATCTGCAACAAATTGTTCAAATTTATGAATATCTTGAATATCAATGGATAACACACCATCATCACCCTCAGCAATTGACAATGGCACTTCACGACGGAATAAAGTATCATAATCAACATGGTTAATCTCTGACATAAACACAGTTATTAATACTAAATTCCACAAAGTGTTCATAGGTGACGTCTGCGGTGTGCCCGACCGTCTTTGGGCATGAAAATGTTCATAAATGAAAGTGTCTGATGCGTAAGTGATGTCTGTTGTACACCATTGTGAAATTGCAGCAGCCAACGGTCCAAACACCCTAGGTAACGCATCAAAAATACATCTTGTCTCAACCTTCATAAAGCCCTTATCCAAGAAATTATCAAACGCTGACCAATCCAGCCTCAAAACCGTTCC